AGTTTTCAGAATGGTGAGGCCCGGTTCTTTATCGGGAACCCAATGACGGGTGGTTACGGGATCACACTGACCGCCGCCACTACCGTCATCTACTTTGCCAACAGCTTTGATCTGGCTGTGCGGATGCAGTCCGAAGACCGGGCGCACCGAATTGGTCAGAAGGAACACGTAACATATATAGATTTAATTGCGGAAGGTACGATTGACGAACAGATCGTCAAAGCTCTCCGCGATAAAATGGACATCGCCAGTGTGGTGATGGGAGAGGAGCTCAAAGAATGGCTCAGATAGGAAAATTAAATGAGACCTGATAAGTCTTACCGTTTCGGAGCAAATCGTCTTATTCGCATGTTTATAGGCGAGATGCAGACTTTAGGCTTTGACACGGATGAAATTATTAGGGCGGTTATAGAGGAGTGCCATCCGGACTATTTAGAATCCTTCAACGAAATCCAACATCAACTTAATCATTTAGAGGAAATTACAAATGCCTGACATTAAGAAATACAAATCCGTTGCCGTGCCAATCCCTACATGGGAAAAGCTTTGGGCAATGGCTGAGAAGAACCACAGATCACCGGCCCAGCAGATATCCTTCCTGGTGGACGTGTCCGAAAAAGCCCCCAGTGACGCGGATGTCCTGTCCAAGTTTGCGGCAGTCAAGTCATGAGTATCGAACCAACTTCCGAAGAAGAGCGCCTACAAAGCCTTTACGAGGAAATACGATCCTTGTTGGAAGGCCGTGGTGAAGTGTCGGCCACAGGCCAAGCAATTGTCCTGATGAGAATTGCTATTGAGAACGGTGGCGCAGAACTTAGCATGACGGGAATCATGCATGTCATATCCAGTATGATGACGCAGACACTTGGTATCATGTCTGAGGACGAGGCCAACTTTCGATCTTACAATGATAAAGAAACCCAGAGGAATGAGCTCGAGGACATTTTACGTAACTTTGAACAAGACAAGACATTAAAGCACTAAAAATGCCGCAGCACTGGGCCAACATACTAACCGATATCCGTAAGGAAAGTGGCCTTACCCGCTCGGATCTTGCAAGACTATCCGGCGTCGGCGTCAGCACTATTGAGAATTACGAGAAGCACAAGATAGAAGAGCCATCCATCTATAAGATTGAGGCTCTTTTAAACGCCATGGGCTACGAGCTCGACGCTATTCAGCCCTGACCGCGTCTCTTCTTTTGTGATCCTCGGTGACAGGACTTCGGACCCAGCTTCTTGCAAATGTTAAGCGGGTGCGGCTTGTTGCGGCGGCGGACGCGAGTCCGAATCTTGTAGTTGTGGGAAATCTTCTGCGCCATCTAATTACCTTTTACACTTGATGTTTTAGTTCGTAGTCGTCAGCCTAACGTTGATGCCGGACACAAGACACCAAACAGGAGACGTTTGCGAAAGCATTCTCGCAGAATATCTCCTGCGTAAAGATTGGTGGGTGTTTCTTCCTCTTAGCAGTTATGGTCCTGTTGACGTTATCGCCATCACTCCGGAGGCAGAAATCTTTCTGTTCGACTCAAAAGCAGACAGATTTCGAAAGATCCGAAACAATCGCATATACCGAGTACGATCTGCCCTACAGAAGAAACTCAACGTCCGCATGGCATACGTAAACGAAAACACCCGTACCATTCACTTCGTGCCGTCTCTTTGAGCATAGAAGATGTGTCCGCCAATCTGATCACGCCGCTCGAGCTTGTTAGCCCACGATGGCTTAACCCAAGTAGCATGATAGTGCGTGGCGTCCTCAATCCCCGATACTTGAACGGTGCTCGTTAGTAGCAAGGTCGCAAGGTCACGCGCCACGGACCAGGGTTGCTTCTCTGCTGGGCGCTCGGGTTTGCCGTCGCAATAGTAGCTGAACTGGCACTTGTGCCTAACCGGGTTGCCGTTGCGATACTTTCCCTGCCTGACGACGCCGCACACCGTATTCGGGTAACGGTCATCGCGGACCCTGTTCTGAATTACAACGCCCACGGCCAACATGCCGCGCCAGCCCTGATCTCGAGCCTCGTAGTACATCGCTTCGGCCAAACATGACTTCTCTTCGCTGGCTAAAGCAGGTATCGGTACGACCATTCCTACGAGCAGTGCTGCGAGCAGCGCCGCCAGCGCGAGGCAGATTCTCATTGGACATCCTTCGAGATCAGCCACAGGTACTTGTTGACTTCCGCCTTACATGACGGACAAACCAGTGCTGACCACGAGAAGTTGTACACGTGCGTTGAGTCGTTGCAGTGAGGGCAGTAGATCGTCTTGCCCTTCTTGCCGGGATGTGTCCACTTCGGGACCGGCATCAGCGCGACACGCTGCATCTTTTTAGGCTTGGGTGCAGGGGCTGGGGCCTCTTTCGCTTGAGGCTTGTCCGAATCCTTGCCGAGTAACCAATCAAGAAACTTCATTTTAGTCCTTCCTTTCTTACACTTTCTTCAACGTGTTTTACATAAAAGTAGTCGATCTTACGTCGCCAGATTTCCTTGAAATCCGGATCTTTCGCTCTCTCCATCACCTTCGTGAGTTTGTTGATTATGTCCTGCATTACTTGCTCCCCTGTTTGGGCGCTGCTATCAGTTCGTAGTGGCCCTGCGCGACCTTTCGATGGAACAACCATATGTTATCTTTGAGCGCCATCTTGACGTGCATCTGTAAATAAGCCTGCGTTTGCATTTTGAGTTTTGTTGCTGCCTTCGCGGATTCTGGCGTCAACGTCCAGCGCCCATGACTGTATCGATAGTTGCACTCACCAATGATCTCATACTTAGTCATGTGCAATCCTTATTGCTTGTCCGATTTCTTGCGCGATTTGCGGGACGATGCTGTTTCCCAAGGCACGGAGTTGAGATACTCGGTTGGGTAGCCCATCAACCAGGCGACCCACATCGGGTTCAAGCTCCCACCACTCTTCTGGTCGGTTAGCTGGCCGCTCCTCGCCATGTAATTTAAAGTCCCCGTTCCGGCTCTGTCGCCGCTTCGTTCCCCGCCGCCGGTCGGTGTGACCGGAGTCGGATACATCTTCACCACTTGTTGAAGACCCTTCTGAACTATCCGTCCCGTTTCCTTGTCGTAAAACCTCTGATTGGGGTGTGTCGGCGGATTCCCGTTCTTGTCCACCACCTCGATGTTCTTCCACCCCGGTTCTTGGGCGCTTGGGGTCGGATACAGACGAACCGCGTGACACAGCATCACCTGTTTGTTCTTGTCGATCCTGTTCTGGACGTTGTGCGTGTCGCTCTTGGCCTCCGTCGTCGTCGGGGTCGGCCACAAACCCAAACCCCAACTGCCGCTGTCCCGCGTTGCCATCGAAGGTGCCATCTGGTTCGCTTTGGCTGTCGGAGTGTGCAACAACCCAGACGCGCTGTCTGAGGTGCGGGGCGCCTGCCGCGCAAGCTGGAATATTAAACGTCCTTGTGGCGTAGCCTTCGCCTTCCAAGTCAGTGAGTACTTCGTCCAAGCCCAGTTTGATGAGCCCAACAACGTTCTCTCCAACAACCCAAGTGGGCCGGAGTTCCCGGATAACTCTAAGCATTTCCGGCCAGAGATGGCGGGGGTCGTCTTGAGCAAGCTGTCTTCCTGCCTGTGAGAAAGGCTGGCAAGGGAATCCTCCGCAAACAAGGTCGGGTCGGGCGTCGGGGAAGTCGGATCGTCGGGCATTTCTTATGTCATCCAATATGGGTACGTCGGGCCAGTGATGATTCAACACCGCCTGGCAAAACGGATCCTGCTCCACGAAACAGGTAGTCCGGAAATGCCCGGTAGCCTCGAGGCCACGGGCAAATCCGCCTATCCCGGAGAACAGGTCAACCGTTGTCAGCTGGCTCAATTAGAACCAGTACATCAGGATGCCGGAGATCACGCTTCCGACAAAGATCAACAAAAAATATTCCGGTCCCATTCTACTCTCCCAGTTCTCTTTGCGCTTGATGCGCTTCCATAAGTCCATCTTCGAGTTCTCCTTCACAGTGGCATTTGGGGCAGTCGCCATAGACTGCCCCCTTGCCGTTGTCCGCCACGTCAATAGCAACGTAACCATTGCCGTGGCACAGGTCGCATACGCGTCTCATTAAATGTATCCCCTCACAACTACATCGTTGCCGTAATCACGATAATTCTCACGGCCATCATGACCCCAAGTAAAGGGAGCATGTTCCAAAAATAACGCTTTCGCAAACCCACGCGGGGTAGCACTGCGGATGTTCTTCGTCCTCGCAGACTTGCCACCCGTCTTGCCAGCAACAGGCGAGAAGTTACCGCCCTTTGCCGGATCAGAGCGGTCATAAACAAGCGTCAAATGATTAACAACAGATTTCGTCGGCATACGAAAATGGCCTCCGGTCCAAAGACAAGTCTTCTTCCTGTAGCCATCACGCGGCGGAATCACATCAGGCCAACGCGGATGCATATCGTCCTCCGGCAGATACCCGCCGTAGTCGCACGGATCAAACTTGTGATCCGGCTTGCGCCACAACCTCGTCAGCGCACCTATCGGGTTCTCAACGTAATAAGAACAACCCAGAGCATCCCCCACCAAAGCACACCGCTTGGCATGACCCGCTGCCTCTATCTGAAAATCAGGATTGGACTCGGCCTTGCTCTTCCACCAACGTGCGCCAGAAGAAGCCAAATCAGTGCAAGGCGGAAACGCCGACATGAAACACGCATTAGTCCCGTGTCGGGCAATGATCTCAAGAAGTGTGTTCGTATCGTAAAGGTCAGCGTGGACGTAGGTGATGTTGCCTTCCGTCCGCCCACCGTCATGCTGGATGTCGTAGGCGAAGCACTGATAACCAGCCTCGGCCCAAGGGCGCAAAGCCTCGCCCGTATAATCGTATAATGAAATGACGTGGTTTCTCATCTTTCTTCCTTTCTAAAAACGTGGTAGTTCGTAAAAGTAGCATGAAACATGGACCACTGTCAAATGTCCCCCGTCACATATATACGGGCAAATTCAAAAAAACGTTTTGAAAATAAAAATATGGGTGAAAAAAAGTGTAAAAGTGTAACGAGTACCTGAAAACAGGTGTTAAACGTATGATATTACTGAAAACTAGTCGTTACACTTCCCGTTACACTTCGTTACACTTTAGGGCTTCCCGTTACACTTTTCTAGCCAAACGGAGGTTTGACGCTTGTTGGAAACAGGGTTAGTTTTGAAAAAGACTGTATACAGGAGCAACTAGATGAAACGTCGAATAGACGCAAAAGCCGAAGAAATTGAAGAGGCCCATGGCCGTAAGCTGACCAACCGCCAGAAGATGTTCGCTCGGCACTTTGTCGATGGAACACACTCAAACGCTGAGTGCGCCAGGTTGGCCGGGTACTCGGACAAGAACGGCATTGCCAAGATCCAAGCTCACAAACTTTTGAACGCTTCGGACTTCCCCCATGTCTCCGAATACATTTCGGAGCTTCGAGAAGACAGAGAAAGAAAGTATGGCGTCACACTGATGGGCCAGCTTAAACGTCTCCGGGATCTGTCCATGAATGCAGAAGAGGCCGGCCAATTCTCTGCGGCGATTAACGCGGAGAAGACTCGTTCAGCACTGGGCGGATTGACCACTGACAGGCGCGAGACGAACCACTTCCATGCAATCGAAAACATGAGCCGCGACGAGATCGAGACCAGATTATCTGAACTTAGAAAGTCACACCCGGGTGTGTTCTTGGATGCTGACTATGAGGTAGTTAATGACGCAGAAGCCAGAGACATTGATGTGGAACAATCTTCGGTCGAATCTACCCAAGAGTTGGAACACCACACGGATTGAAAACCGTTTCGGTGGCGGGATACCGGATGTTCATGTATGCGCGGAGGGCCTTCCATTTTGGATAGAACTCAAAGTCACTAAAACTAACCGCGTGAATGTGTCAGCGCATCAAGTCGCTTGGAATTTCGCCTATTGTCAGTCGGGGGGCGTAAGTTTTTACCTTGTTAAGGCCCTCGAACGATCCAACCTATATTTGTTTGACGGGGTCCATGGTCGGGGGTTAGCGGAACACGGACTGAAGTCGGGTCGGGTCGGGGACTCTGATTCGGGGTCGGTCGGGTCGGGGTCGGTCGGGTCGGGGTCGGTCGGGTCGGGGACCATGGTTCCGTGCCTCTGGTCGGGGTCGGACCAGGTCGGGCTTCGGGAGGCGATGCTCGAGTTCGCCCGGCAGCGGATCGGCCAGCCCGGTCCTCGAGCTCATTGGCCTGGGCCTGGGGTATAGGAAACCCCGGCCAGATAAATCTGGCCGGGGTTCGGCGGCGGGGTGCACCCGGCCACCAGCGGCGCCATTAAGTGTCAACAACCGGCGCCGTAGTCTCGGACAACGAAACCGCTGGTGTCGGCTTTCGCTTTCTTGCCCTTCGGATCCAGCCCGACAATAACGGGTTGCGGATCCAAGTGTCGTAAGTCGTGTTCCGTGCCATCAATCACGCGATGACCCATAAACGTTTCCGGCTGGCCATCGCCAAATACTACCGCGACATTGTAACCGGCCGCGAGTACTTGTTCGGCTTCCGCCTTGTTCGTTTCGGACAGGCTAAAGGTTAGGTGATAGTTGGCCGGCCGGTTGGCGTTTAACACGCGGCGCAGGCTTTTGGTGTAGTCCACAAACTGGATCTCCGGAAAGCGGAACGGTAACGGCTGCCCGTTGTCCGTTGGGATCCGCTCAAATGGAATATCCGTCGATCCGTTGGGCCGTACCGCGAGCTCTTTGTTTTCGCGATCCGCTTTCCGGATCATGGCGCGAACGTGATCCGTCATCTCGGCCATAAACGCTTGCCGGTCATTCATGAAAAGTTGCGCTTTTGCGATCCGGCTTTCACGCGTGCGGTTGGTTCCGTTTTCTAAATCGGAAACAATGGCCGCTTGGCCGCTATACATTCCGAGGCACAGGTTGCGACAACCGGCGCTCGAATCAGGGCATAGGTTACCGGCACCGCCGGTACTATGCGGCGCCATATAGTTGATTGCGTTCAAGTAGCCGTACTTGTCGGCTTTAATAGCTTTCGCGCTATCCGTGGAAAAAAATTTTGAAAATTGGGTCATCGTGCTTTCTCCGATGTTAGTTGTTGACGTGCCAAAAGTACCATGAATTCCCAGGATGTGTCAACAGGTCGGGGTCGGGTTTATTTCGGGCGCCGGCCAGGTCGGGCCAGGTCGGGTCGGGTCGGGTCGGGTCGGGCCATAAAAAACCCCGGCCGCCCGAGTACGGCGGCCGGGTAGTATACGAGCCCGGGCCGGGAGGCCGCTCGAGATCGCGACAGGATCCAGCG